ATAATGACATGCATGTTGATGGAGAAACATGGTGTTCAAATTTTTTCAAAGGTGGAAGCTGGAAACAAACTTCTTACAATAATAATTTTAGAAAACAATACGCAGGTATTGGATACGTTTACGATTCAGCAAAAGATAAATTTTTAATACCACAACCTCATGCTTCATGGTCATTAGATGATAATGACGATTGGCAATCACCGATTACATATCCATCAATTACAAAAGAAGGAGAAGTAACATATTTTATTTCATGGAACGAAACAAAATATAACGCTGACAACACTAAAGGTTGGGAAGCAACTAAATCAAACGACACGGCGGAAACCAAAACAGTTTACGATTGGAACGGCACAGCTTGGGTGTCCGCATAGGAGGACACTTAAATGCCTAGAGGCGGCGGTACAGCAAACGGCGGAGTAATTGGAAAAACTAATAGAACTTCGTTTGGAAAATGCACTGTTACAATTAAGACAAGTGGCTCATCTACAATTACAACTCAATGTAACACTAGATTAGCTAATGTAGTAATCGTTGGCGGTGGTGGAGGTGGAGGTGGTGCACCTAGTTGCGGTTGTGGTGGTGGCGGCGGTGGAGCTGGCGGTGTTGTTGCAGTACAATCTTTATCAGTGTGCGGAGCAACAGGTTATCCCGTATCAGTTGGTGGCGGTGGAGCTGTAGCTACAACTGGAAGTGATTCAACAGGTTTTTGTTTAACAGCTAAAGGTGGTGGAGGTGGTGGAGCATATAATGTACCTCAAGAAGCAGGTTTACCTGGAGGTTCAGGTGGTGGCGGTGGTGGAAACGCACCAGGAAACTCTCCTTTCACAGCAGCTGGAGGATCAGCAACTCAACCAAGTCAACCAGGTGTATCAGGATCATGTGGATCAGGAAACGCTGGAGCTTTAGGTTATCACTATGGTGGATGTTTTATTGCTGGAGGTGGCGGTGGTGGTGCATGTAGTGTTGGTGCAGTATTTACACCTTTTGCTTCTCAACCAGTAGGAAGTCCAGTAACTGCTGGTGTTGGTGGAACAGGAAAAGATATATCTAATATTATTTCAACTAGTGTAGGAGTTTGTGGAGTTGTTGGTGGTGGTGGCGGTGGTGGTAATCATGGACCAGTGCCTGCATCTGGCCCTGGTGGAGCTGGAGGACCAGGTGGCGGTGGAAAAGGTGGATCAAATCCTGCTACTGGTACTAGTGGAGTTGCGGGAACTGCAAACACTGGCGGTGGTGGTGGCGGTAAAGGAAGTGGACCAACATCTGCAGCAGCAGGTGGATCAGGTGTCGTAGCAATTAAAGAATTAAATAAAGCAAGTGGTGTGTGGTCTATGCAAAGTCAATATTCAGCTAAACGATCAGGAACATGGCCTAACAGAGTTGCATCAATAGATTATTTAGTAGTCGGTGGTGGTGGAGGTGGTGGACAAGCTATTCACCCAGGTGCTGCTGGAACTCAAGGTGGTGGCGGTGGAGGTGCAGGAGGTTATCGTGCATCAGGATTTGGTCCAAGTCCATTACGAGGATCGGCATTTGAATTATCTTTAGGAAGTTATTCAATAACAGTTGGAGCTGGTGGNGCTGGTGGAACAGGNGGAACTTGTTCACCTGGTGCTGTAGGAACAACAGGAAGTAATTCAGTTTTTAATACAATAACATCTAATGGTGGTGGTGGNGGATCTGGTATAGATGCCGCTGGTGCTGCTGGAGCTTCTGGTGGTGGTGCTGGTACTGGTGGTACAGGTGGAGCTGGAGGAGCTGGTAATACACCTCCTGTAAGTCCTCCTCAAGGAAATGCTGGTGGAACTAACCCAGGAAGTGGAGGTTCTCATGCTGGAGGAGGTGGTGGAGCAACCGCTGCAGGAACTGCAGGTGGAGGTGGTGATGGATGTGGAGGTGCAGGAGCACCTAATTTAATTGATGGATCAGCAACATCATACGCTGGTGGTGGAGGTGGTGGACCTCATCCAGGTAATCCAGGACCAGGAGCTGGTGGAGCTGGTGGTGGAGGTGCAGCTGGTGCACCAGGAGCTAATCCTGGAAGTGCAGGAACTGCAAACACTGGTGGTGGCGGTGGAGGAAACTCTATTCAAGGTGGAGCAGGGCCAACACAATCTCCTGGTGGAGCAGGTGGTTCAGGTGTTGTTATAGCTAGAGTGCCTTCTAATTTTGGATTGAGTTCAAGTCCAGGATGCGTAGCTAGTCTTGGTGCAATTTCTTCAGGATCAACAGTTGCTTATTTTGCAAAATTTACAGCGTCAGGAACTTTAATAGTTGGTGACCCTGGAACTACACCTGCTAATTATTTAGTCGTAGCTGGTGGAGGTGGTGGTAATGGAAACAGAGGTGGTGGAGGTGGAGCTGGAGGTTATAGAACTTCTGGATTTGGACCATCTCCTTTACGAGGTCAATCTTTAGATATTCCTACAGGAACACACACTGTTACTATTGGAGCTGGTGCTTCAGCAAGTAATAAAGGAAATGACTCATCATTTTTTGGTATTATATCAACAGGTGGTGGTGCTGCAAATGATTTTAGTACACCAGCTTGTGCAGAGAGCGATGGTGGATCAGGTGGTGGTGGATCTATTAGATGCACAACTTCTGGTGGAGATGGAAATGATCCTTCTCAAGACCCACCTCAAGGTAGTGATGGTGGAAATGCATTACCAGGAAACCCTATGCCATGTGCAGGAGCAGGTGGTGGAGGAGGTGGAGCAACTGCTGCTGGAGCAACAGCTACAACTTCTGGTGGTGGAGCAGGTGGAGCAGGAGCACCAAATAATATTGCAAATGACTGTGCATCTTACGCTGGTGGTGGCGGAGGTGGTGGTAGTAGAGGACCAAGTTATCATGGACCAGCCCCTGGACCAGGTGGAGCAGGTGGTGGCGGAAGAGGTGGTGGAGCACCAAATACGTCTTCAGTTGCAGGTACAGCTAACACTGGTGGCGGTGGAGGTGGTGGAGCTGACTCTGGTCACACTCCATCTTGTGCTGGAGATGGAAGAGCAGGTGGTTCAGGTGTCGTTATAGTTCGTGTACCAGGATCAACAAGTGNATCAGTAGCACCTGGAACTAATAGTTTAACAACATTACCAGCNCCTGCTGGAGGATGTAAAGTTGCTAAATTTACAGTATCTGGATCGTTGACTATTTCTTAANAAATGATATATTAAGTTCATAAAGATATATGAACCTTACAAATTATTTTTGGTATTTTCAATCAGCAGTTCCTGCTAGGCTTTGTGATGAAATAATTAAATATGGAAAATCTATTTCTGATCAAATGGCAGTAACAGGTGGATATGGAAATAAAAAATTAAGTCAAAAACAAATAAAAGATTTAAAAAAGAAAAGAGATTCTAATGTTGTTTGGATGAATGATAGATGGATATATAAAGAAATACAACCATACGTTAATCAAGCAAATGTTAATGCTGGTTGGAACTTTCAGTGGGATTTTTCTGAATCTTGTCAATTTACAAAATATGAAAAAGGACAATATTATGATTGGCATTGTGATAGTTGGGACAAACCATACGATGCACCTGATACCCCATCACATGGAAAAATTAGAAAACTATCTGTAACTTTATCATTATCAGATCCTAAAGAATATAAAGGTGGTGAATTAGAATTTGATTTTAGAAATATGGACCCAGACAGAAAACCTAATATTCGAAAATGCACAGAAATATTACCTAAAGGATCTTTAGTTGTTTTTCCAGGATTTGTATGGCATAGAGTATGNCCNGTTAAAAAAGGATCAAGATATAGTTTAGTAATATGGAATTTAGGATGGCCATTTAAATAAAGGAGAATATGAAAAAGAAAAAAGCTAAAGCTAAAAAACAAAAAATAAAAAAAGAAATTGTAAGTTATCCAAGACAATTACAATTAGAAGAATATTTTAAATGCCCAATATGGTTTGCAGATCAACCAGATTTTGTAGATGATTTAAANAAAGCATCAGATCCTTATATTGAAGCATCAAAAAAAACATTAAAACCAACTATTGATAAAAGAAATAAAAAGTTTGGTGATAAAGGTGATATGGGACATGTGTTTCATTCAACATCTTTAATAGGTGATCCTAAATTTAAACAACTNCAAGATTATGTAGGTGCAACTGCACATAATTTATTAANTGAAATGGGTTTTGATTTAACAAACTATCATGTGTTTATTACAGAATTGTGGGTACAAGAATTTGCACAAAAAGGTGCAGGTCATCATACTTTACACACTCATTGGAATGGTCACATATCTGGTTTTTATTTTTTAAAAGCAGATGAGTCTACGTCATTACCATTATTTGAAGATCCAAGAGCTGGTAATGTTATGAATCTTTTACCAGAAAAAGATAAAACTAAACTAACTTATGCAACATCACAAATTAATTACAAAGTTAAACCAGGTAGAATGATATTTTTTCCATCATACATGCCTCATCAATATATTGTTGATATGGGATATAATCCATTTAGATTTATACATTGGAATTGTCAAGCAATACCAAAATCAGTTTTACAATACAGAGGAGAAAACGATGTCATTCAAAAAAAATAAATATAGTGTTTTAAAAAAAGCTATCTCAAAAGAGTTAGCAAACTTTATATATAAATATTTTATAAACAAAAGAAACGTTGCAAAAGTTTTATTTGATTCAAGATATATATCTCCATTTACAGAATATTGGGGTATATGGAATGATCATCAAGTTCCTAATACTTATTCACACTATGCAGACATGGCGATGGAAACTTTATTACAAGAAGTAAAACCAGTCATGGAAAAACATACAGGTTTAAAATTATCAGAAACATACTCATACGCTAGAATATATAAAAAAGGAGACATCTTGGCCAGACACAAAGATAGATATTCATGTGAAATATCTACTACATTAAATTTAGGTGGTGACCCATGGCCAATTTATTTAGATCCAACAAATGCAGAAATACCTGATTTATCAAAAGGACCATATCAAGTTATTGGAAATGCTGGAGTTAAAATAGATTTAGAACCAGGTGATATGTTAATATATTCAGGATGTGAATTAGAACATTGGCGAGAAGAGTTTCAAGGTAAAGATTGTGCCCAAGTATTTTTACACTACAACAAAGCTAATTCAAAAACAGCTAAACAAAATTTGTTAGACACAAGACCTTTGTTAGGTTTACCAGCCTGGTTTAAAGGATCTAAGTTGACTAAATCTAAAAAATAGTCTATAAAATAGAATGGTGCGGGGGTCCACCACAACCACACCCCCGTGCTTTTATTCTGTTAAATAAGTAATAAATTTGCTATACATGGATTTATTATGTTACAAAAGATAGGTTTTCAGCCAGGAATTAACAAACAACTAACACCCACAGGTGCAGAAGGACAATGGGTAGATTGTGATAATGTTAGATTTAGATATGGCACACCTGAAAAAATAGGTGGTTGGAAACAACTAGGTGAAAGTAATTTAACTGGTGCAGGAAGAGGTCTTCATCATTTTGTAAATAGTTTAGGTAGAAGATATGCTATTATTGGCACAAATAGGATTTTATACGCATATTCAGGTGGTGTATTTTATGATATACATCCTATTAAATCTACAAACACATTAACAAATGCATTTACCACGACCAACGGATCAGCTGTTGTTACAATAACTTTTAGTGGTGATCATGGTATATCTGAACAAGATATAGTTTTATTAGACAACTTTTCTACAATTACAAATTCTAATTTTGGTGCATCTGATTTTAATGATAAAAAGTTTATGGTTACTACTGTGCCATCAAGTACAACCATTACAATTACAATGCCATCAAACGAAACAGGTTCTGGTGCAACTACATCAGGTGGGATTAGAGTTCAACATTATTATAGTGTAGGACCAGCTGTACAAGCAAAAGGTTTTGGTTGGGGTTTAGGTTCTTGGGGTGGTGAAGAAGTTGGAGCTTTTACTACAACTTTAAATGGTGCTTTATCAGATAATACAGCTGGAACAGGTGGAACAGGAACATCTATTACATTAACAGATGCCTCACAGTTTCCAAGTTCTGGTACTAACTTTATTCAAGTCGGTAATGAAGAAATATCTTATACAGGTATATCTGGAAATAATTTAACAGGAATTACAAGAGCAGTTAGAAATTCTACAAGATCTTCACACTCTGATGGAGCTACAGTTACAGACTCAAGTAATTATGTAGCATGGGGTGAAGCTGCATCAGGTGATTTAGTATTAGAACCTGGTATGTGGTCTTTAGATAATTTTGGTGACAAAGCTATTTGTTTAATTCATGATAGTGCTGTATTTGAATGGGACTCTGCTGCATCAGGCGCAACAAACAATAGAGCAACTATTATATCTGGTGCACCAACTGCATCAAGACACATGTTAGTATCTACACCAGATCGTCACTTAGTATTTTTTGGAACAGAAACAACAATTGGAGATACCACTACACAAGATGATATGTTTATTAGATTTTCTGATCAAGAAGATATAAATACTTATACGCCTACAGCAACCAACACAGCTGGTACGCAAAGACTGGCCGACGGATCACAGATCAGAGGAGCGATTAGAGGTCGTGATGCAATTTATGTTTGGACTGATACAGCATTATTTACACAACGTTTTGTTGGTCAGCCT